TCATAATAAACTTTTTTAAATGATGATCCTGCTAATGGTAAATAAAATAACATTTGATCAAAATCAGGTTCATAATCTTTCATCTGATCCATGATCTGGTAATTCATAAAATCTCTTACACGAGCTGCTTGCTGTGTTTTTTCTGAATTTGGTAAACCCATAACTTGAGTTCTTACTGGTCCATCTGCTGGTAATAATTCTTTGTATGCTAAAGATTGAAACTGAGTAACAGCTTCTGCTAATACTGGATGAGTTGCACCTGATGCACCTTGAAATGGTTCTGTTCTATTGTCGTATTTAAATCCTAATAAATCTAAACCCTCTTTATAAGTTTGTTCCCAATCTTTTCTAGAAGATTTATAGTCTTGATAATTTTGATATAAATTTGATCCTAATCTATCTAAAATATCTTCTGGTAAGTGTTCTGCTAAATTGTCATAATGGTTTTGTCCACCTTCAACAGAACCAATAGAGGGATCGTAATTAATATCAACTGACCCATCTTCATTTTCTTGAATCTCAACAGGCTCACCTCGCTCTGCAATTTCATTTTGCTCTTCAGATTGAGCTTCAACAATTTCTTCTTCACTTGGAAGATTAAGTTCTTGTTTTATGTTTGGTAATGATTTGTCTATATCTGCCATTTATTTTCTCCGAGCTTATTGTTTTAACAGTATTATAGCCAATATTCAAGCCTTGTGGTAGAGGACCGCTTTTTGGTGGAACTGTCGTAGTTAGTTTAGTCTTTAACGATTTTTTTAACATTTTCAACCGTATCTATTATTTCTTCTTCAAAATCTTTGTAATAATCATCTTTACCCATTCTATAAACATCTTGATATTCTTCAAACTCTCCTGGAATTTTAATTGCTTTACCTGTTTCAGGATCTACTTCATAAGTTGGTTTATTGTAAACTGTTTCAGCTGTATTACCTTTATCTGTTTGGTATCTAACTCTAATTTGATTTTGGTCTTCAATAACATCAACTCCATTATGCGATTTAACATCAAGTCCTTTTTTAGTAAATTCACCTTGTTTACCTTTTTTTAAAACTGAATTGTAAACAGTCCAAAAATTATCTTTAACCCATGACCAACCTCGTGGTGCTGCTTCTGAAGCTGCTACAATAGCTTTTTGTACTGGTTTTTTCTTAGCTAGTTTTCCAATTCCAAATGGAAGTAGAGAAGCTAGTCCTACTGCAGTTTTCATAAATTTTCTTTTAGAAGGATCGTCTGGTCCATTTTTTAAACCAAGTCTCATAATACCACCACCCATTGCACCTTCTCTTCCCATGTCTTCGATCATTCCATATTCAGCAGCTGTCATTGGATCTGAAACTCTAGAGTCCATAAATTTTTTAAAAGCTTCTGGATCTTTTTCTTTTAATTCTTGAAGTTCTTTTTGTTGTTTATAAAAATAATAAGCACCTTCACCTGCTAATGATGCAATACCAATTGGTGAAAGTATTCTTGCATATTTTAAAGCTTTAATAGTTGGTAATCCTAAATTTAATAATCTTTGAACAGCTTTTTGTTTAGCTCTATCTTTCATACCTTTAGTAAGTCCAATAGTTCCTCTTACTAATTCAGGTGCAAAGGCAGCTTCAATTTCTAAACCAAGTCTAGTTCCAGTATCACTTAAATCTAATTCACCTTTAGCAGCATCAATTGCATAATCAGCAAATGTAGAAGTAGGTGAAAAATATAATTGAAGTGGTTTTGCTAATTTACCAAATATTTTATTTATAGCTGGACCACCTTTATCAAACTTTTGTGGAATAACAGCTTGTTTAGATTCAGTACCATATTCAATGGCATCCATTAAATCATCTATATCATTTTTACTATATCCTAATTCTGAATAAAATTTTGATAAACTTTCTTTGTATTGATTACCCATATTTGCTTTGTATTCCATTTTTTCAATATCAGATAAATCAGAAAGATATTTTGCTTCAGGATTAATCTTATCAATATAACCAACTTTATTAGCTGGATTAACTTTATTCATATTTGCATAAATGTTTTGTGAAGAAAATTTTTCTCCAACATTAGGTACTTTAATATCAATTCTAGGAATATTGTTTTCTTGACCTTTAAAATATGGAGATTTGTATAATGTAGTTTTACCTGTGTTTTTATTAAAAAGTTTTACGCCTTCTTCAGATGCTTTTTTAACATCTACGATTGCTTTATCATGTAAAGAATTCATTTGTTTTTTAATATTTTTTATTTGGGTAACATCATTAAAAGAAAGTTCTTTACCAAGATAATTATTTAATTCTTTAAATAATTTATCGTGTCCAGCTTCATAACCAGTTTTTTGTAATACCTCTCGATTAATAACAGGATCCTGAAATACCAAAGTATTTATCTTGTTAACATTAGAATCTTTAAATAGTTTTGGATATTTATTATATATTTGTAAAGAAATAGGATGACCCACATCTTCAACAGCGCCCTGAAGATAAATATCTTCATCTTGTCCAACCCTTCTTAATTTGTGTTTCATTTCATTACGTAGATTATATAAATCTTGATCTAATGCTTTTTCACCTGCTAGTCTTTCAGATGAATGTTTAGAAATACCTTTTATTCTTTTCTTTTGATATTGCTCAGTAATTTTATCTACAGCATCTACTAAATTATATGTTTTGTTTTTACTAATAGGATCAGGTTGTTTAAATTCAACACCTAAATTTTTTAATTCTTGTGTTAATCTATCTACATCTGATCTTTTATTTTCAGAACCAATCTTAAGAATTCTTGCTAAATCTTTTGAATTATAGAATCCTGGTTTAACATCCTTAATTAAATCTTTTAAATAATTTTGATTTAAGTTTACATTAGTTGTTGTCTCACTATAGGAAATACCACCTTCTGGTTTTATATAACCTTTTTCTATAGCAGTAACAGGTTTAGGTTTACCTGATAAAGCAATATTTGTTCTATCAAAAATACCTTTTATTTTATCTCGATTCTGACCAATAGAACGTGCTGCTGCAGAAAAGTTTCCACCAAATTGTTCTTTGGCATAATTTAAAAACTTTTCCATAAAAGCTAACTCAGGTTCTCTACTTATTTTTTTTGTAGACTCACCTATTTTAGTTGCACCTTGATAAGGTTTAATATCTCCTAAAAGACTTATTAATTGATTTGCAATAGTGGAACCTTTACCATATTTCATACGGCCACCCTCAGCCATATTGAATGGTCTATCTTCCATTGGAATAGATTTTCTTTTTAAATATTCTTCGTAGGTTTCTTGTTGTGGATCAAAATCTTTTTTTAATTCGTCTTTTAAAGGACCAGGAACTAAATCATCTATTAAACTTGCTTCAAGGTTTTCGTCTTCGAGAAATTGGTCAACCTTCATCCCCCATGTTTCTGGACTGCCAAAGTCTTTCATTATAACCCCATTAAATAATTTAATCCACCACCAGCATTTTCATTTCTTGTTTTTTTTACCTTAGTACCTAAACCTTCTAATGCTTCGTCAGCTCTGTTCATCATAGATTCTATTCTATTCATGCTAAGAGTGTCATAAACTTTTCCGTAAGCATCAATGACGTCATATTGATCTACAGCATCTCTATCAATAGCTAATCTTTCAAACACATCATCTAAGATTACATCAGCATCATATTTCATATCTCCAGAGTATTGAATGAAATCATCAATGGATTCTTGAATTGTATCTTTAAGTGCAACACCTTGTTTTTTTAAAAGTTGTGCTAACTTTAATCCTTTACCATAAGCATAACCAATTCTTCCACCAGCTGCTTTCTTAGTTCTAGGATGTTTGCCTGTGTCTTTTATAATTTGTAATTCTTCAAAAGTTTCATCACCAAATAATTTTACATCACCTAATTGTTTTTGCATTTTATCGGTAAAAGGAGTTTTTGATTTTCCCATTTCTTGTAATTCATCCATTTTATATTTTAAAGATTCAAGACCACCAAACTCACCTTCTTTAGGCATCCAACCTTCAGGATTTTTTTCTGAATAAGGAGCATCTTTAGGAAGTCGTGGTGCAATAGGTACTACCTTAGTTGCATCTTCTTGTTCTTTTGCTATCTTCTTAAGATTATCAATTTCGTCTCCCATTGGAGGTCTGTTGTTTTTCTTGATGAAAGCTCTATATAATTTCCAAAATTTACCCATAATTAATAATACACCCTTTTTCGTTTAACTTGCATTTCATCTTTAAAATCATCAGGATGAAGTACAAAACCACCTTGTCTAAAACGCATAATGGCTTGAGTCGTTGAATCGACCAAGTCATCATTATCGCCAAATGGGAATGCTGCGCACTCTTCGATGACTTCTTCTGCGAAGTCTTGCATAGGCGCCCATATCATACCAGATTCAAATAAAGGTGCAACAGAATTTACACGTGTATGTTTATCATTTCCTTTACTGGGTGTAAAGTTTACTACTGGGATTCCCATTTTTCTTAACTCATCTGTAAGTGGCTGACCAGATGCTTTAGACTCAATAATCACAGTATCAGGGTCCCAATATTTCCATTGTTCATAAGCAACTTGTTTTAATTCAGGAAAGTCCCATCTACCTTTTTGTGCATCTAATAATATTAAACTAGCAGGTGAATCATCATTTTGATAAAAGACTCCCCATGTTGTAATGGCACTATAGTCAGCAGATTCCTTTTTACTAAATGCAGTATCATAAGATTGTATGACGTGTTTTAATGCAGGTATCCAATCATTTTCCCAACGCTTCCACCATTCACGTTTAATGATCGCACCTTCTTCTGAAGTTGGATTTTGCATATACTGAGCATTCCATTTTGAAATACTAACTGATGCTTTAACTCCTTCTAATTCTTCCTTCCTCCAGTACTCAGGCCACAGTGGTTTACCTGATGGAAGTATGGCAGGAAATTCTACAATATCCCATTGATCTGCTTTAGGTTCTCGTTGCGCGCCTAACAGTTTGCCTGTTAGATCTTTTGTATTCCATCTTGTCATAACCAAAACAATTGCACCACCTGGCTGCAGACGTTGACGTGGTCCTG